TGCTTTCAGTAGGTACGCATCCGATACGGATCGGTGTTACCTTAGTGGCCCCGACACTACCAGATGTGTCGTCTTGACCTTCGCTCCAGTCATTGATTGCATCATCAGTAGTTATGTTTTTAGTGTTTTTGGCCATACAAGCATACAAGGTTATGTTGGATGAACCCGCACTCATGTTAGTTAATTCTAGCATTGTTTTGCAATGGTTAAGATAGAATTTGAAGCTAGCTTGTTGGTTAGCAGATACTGGTACAGCCGGAGCGTTTACCACACTGATTGCTGGATTTTGATTAGCGATAGCCTGATTGAAGATTCCTAGAGTATCGTCTGCTTTGTAGATGGATGTGATTAACACTACTTTTTGGGAGTTGATTTCCTCAGCTGCGAGATGCTTGATCTCCCCATAGTTTTGTGTTTCGTGTCTGAACTCTCCTCCAATGAAGCTTGCGAATTTGTCGAGTTTAGTGGTTTTGTATTTGATGGTTTTTCCACATTTGATTGTTCCTTGGACGTCAATGAATCCTCCGTAGGTTTTGGATTTTTGCTTTGAGTTTCGTAGAGCAGTTTTGGATCTAGCGGTTTTGACTCTCTTTCTGGACTTTGACTTCTTAAAGGTTGCGACCATAGCTCCTTGGATTGCTTTCTTCCCATAGTTCTTGCCCCAAGTACGTATTCTGTTCGATAGGACCATAGAGTGAAAAAAAAGGGGGAATGTGATATATTATAATTAATATTTTAAGTAGTACATTTTGTCAGGGTTACATTATTACCCCTGACCCCCTGTGCATGTGCAGAAATTGTGTCACATGCTCCACTCTCTGTCTCCTTCCTGCTCCACCCCCTCATAATCATTTTGCCCATATTTGGAAGTGTCTCCCTTATTTGATGTTAAAGTTCACACACTTTAGTTTACATGAATGAGCTCATCCAACCCGTTTCGTCCCGTCATCGCTCCTGGTGCTTCACCCTTAACAACTATAATGACGCCGACTGTTTGTCTCTCAGTACTCTTGCATGCACCTATCTCATCTACGGGAAAGAGGTATCTCCGACAACAGGTACTCACCATCTTCAGGGATATGTGTCCTTCCCATCAGGAAAGACTTTGCGTCGTGTTAGATCGCTCATCCCTGGATCTCATCTTTCCGTTGCCAAGGGAACTGCCGCTCAGAACAAAGTTTACTGTAGCAAAGGCGGGGATATTTTTGAATGCGGTGTCTGTCCAGCAGCACCTGCTGACGGCGGAACAGCGGAGGTTACTCGATGGGATGCTGCTTGGTCTTTTGCCGTTACTGGGAATGTTGAGGCGATTGATGCCGATATCCGCATCAGATGTTACGCCACCCTCCAGAAGATCAGAACTGATTATATGCCGAAGGTTATTCCCCTTGTCTCGACGTGCGGCCTTTGGATCTTTGGGTTGTCTGGGTGCGGTAAAACCCGTGCCGTGCTCAGCACTTACCCTGCTTGCTACATTAAGCCAAGGAACCAGTGGTGGGATGGCTATCTTGATGAACCAGTAATATTGCTGGATGATGTTGATAAGTTTGATCGCGCTTTAGGCGGTAAACTCAAACATTGGGCTGACTTTGCTCCGTTTATCGGTGAGATAAAAGGCGGATCTAGAAGACTCAGACCTCAGAAATTAATTGTAACTTCTCAATATACGATTGAGGATATTTGGGACGATGCAGAGACCCGCGAGGCTCTGTTAAGACGTTTCGTCGTTGTACATAAGATGGCTGGCCAAGACATCATTTTAATTTGAATAAACCTTTTAACCCTAAGAACCTTTTAACCCTAAGTGTCACAACAACTTTATTTTTAGCACAGCGCAGCGTAGCCCGTTAGGGCGTTTACACGAACCCGAAGGGTGGATAAAATATATTTATTAAGCTTCCAACTCTCCGTCATCTTCACGAACGTTTATGTTTCCTGCTACTCCAGTAATGGTTAGTAGTGGGTTAGCATACAATTGGATTAAGTTTCTTGCGTAATGTTGGATCATTTTGCTGTCGTAGTGTTTGTTGAGGTTGTAAACCCAATCAACTGGTTTGGGCATTGGTAAATCGAAGTATGCACCTGCTCCACCTCCACCAGATGGTAACCCAACTCTACCCATTTGGCCATGTGAAACAGCTATGAGTTGAATAGTTAAACCCTTGACTAAGTCATTTCGCGACCAATATTGAGTGTCCACCACACTGCGTGGACTGAATTTGAAAGTGTAGTTTACTTTACCACCTGGGCCCACACTGAATTTCTGTTTATCTACTATGCGCCAGTTCATGTTAAATAGCTTGCTTTCAGTAGGTACGCATCCGATACGGATCGGTGTTACCTTAGTGGCCCCGACACTACCAGATGTGTCGTCTTGACCTTCGCTCCAGTCATTGATTGCATCATCAGTAGTTATGTTTTT